AGGACCTTTAAATCCTTGATATTGAGGTTTACTTGTTCTTAAACCATCAGTCATCATATCTACTATCGAATCAGCTATTTTAACTTCGTCTGTTTGTCTACCAACCCAGTTCCAATATTCAACGTCATTAATCCAATTAATTAACGTAGGGTCTTCAGACAATGTTTTACCACTTGATTTAGCAAAATGTTTTATTAATACTCTTGATTCAGGAGTAGCTATTAATTTTCTTGCATCTTTAGCAAAAACACCTTGCAACCTACCATTAAACAAACCACTTTTTCTAGCTAATGCTCTATCTGCATTTAATTGGTTTTGGATTGCTGTACTTAAACCATTATATTTTTCTCGTTTAGCTGTACCTATTAACCAATCATCTTTTTTAATTAATGCACGTTCTGCTTTACTTAATTTAGCCCAAGCATTTTTACCAGCTTGACTTCTATTAGTAGCTGCAGTAGTTATTAATTCTTGTAACTCTTGTGCAGCTTTTTTATCTTCTAAAAATCGTATGCTGCCTTGAGCTTTTCTTTGATTTTTTGTAGTTTCAACTACATTTACAGAACGTGAAGCTTTTTTTAATTTACCTAAAGATAATAATCCACCAGTAAAATATTCAGCAGGTAATGCTGATGCAAAATCTAATAAACCAGATGCAATCTTATATGGTGTAGTACCTTGTTGTAATACCTGTCCAGCTTCATATCTACCCCAAGAATATTCTGTTAATTGATTATCACCCATTAATTCACGTTGTGCATATTCAGTTACATTCATATCGTTATAGTTTGTTCTTCTATCTGCCCATATTGATATTTTGTTTGGATTAGCAGCACTTAAATAATTTATCTCACCATTTTCATCTAGTTCTTTTAATGGAGCACCTATTTTTAAATAATATAAATCTTTAGCTTTTTGTTCATCTCCATTAAATCTTTCTAATAATTCATAATATTTAGGGTCTTTGTCATGATGAACAGATTCAAAAAAGAATCTCTTACTTCTATCCATGTTAACTGCTTCACCATTAAATACTTTTTTAGCAGCTGCCCAAATATAGTTTTCTCCAGAAAATTTTATTGCTTCTTTTAGAAAATCTATATTTTGTGATAATTCTTTATCACCCATATCTTTACCTAAATTAGGTACTTCTGATATATTAACTAATGAGGCAATATTAGCTTGTGCTGTTTTAGGACTATATCCTTTTTCAAGTAACTCATCATATCTATTTAAATCTTGATAATATCTCCATATACGACCTTGTGCTCTATAGGGTACACCTCCACCCCCAAATTGTAATATGTCTGATGTTGGTAAAGGATTCCATTTATTCCAACTTTCTCTAATTGCATCAAGTGTACCTATTAACCAAACAGCTGGTGAAAACTTTCCTACTTCTTCTGGTGTTCTACCACCTGGTGCATAACCACCTGTCACAATATCAATAATATTTAAATGCATATCATCAGTTACTTTTTCGTCTCTATATTTTTCGTTTATTTCATTCCATTTTTTAGATTCTTCAGTTACCCATTTAGCTTGTGCTTCATCAGTTAGTTTCTGTACTTCAGGAGCATCTGGTGGAACACCCATAACTGCTAATGTCGCAATTAATGGTTTAGATAAAATAGGATTATGTTGTAAATGAGCTACTGCTAAATCTGTAATACCTGGGTTATTTTTTAATTGTTCTGTGTATTGAGCTAATTTAGCTTGTTCTATTCTTTGTACAGTGAGCATCTCTTGCTCTTTAATAGGGTCGCCAAACATTATTGACTTCTGCCATTAATTAATTCAGCTATAAGAGGATGAGGATTAACTTGATACATTGCTTGCAATAATATATCCACATCACTTGCTGTATTCCTAGTTGCTCCAACACCTTCTCCTATAGGAACTCCTTCTGTAATAGGTTCATTAGGGTATTCGGTTCCTGCAAATACATCTGGTGATTGTGCTTGTTCTGGAGGTATCGGAAAGGGTGCATTAGCTCCACCACTATCCCCCATTGGTGCAGCCTGTTGTTGTTCTTGATATGCTTTGCTTTCACCATAAGCCATATCTTGTCCACGCATTGTAGGTTGGGTGCCATCAGTTCTTTGACTTAAAGCTCCAGGCCCACTAACTGCATTTTTTCTTTGAGGTGTAGGTTTTCTATACCCACCCCTAGAACGGTTCTTGGCCAAATTCTTCCTCCTCATCAGGTTGTTCTATCATAATAACTATATTAGGTAAAGGTTTTATAACGTGATATTTAGGATTATGAAAATCACCAAAAGGATTATCTCCAAACTCTACATCTATAATGTCCCAAAATTTTTCTTCTTCGTTCATTACATTCCTCCAAACGCTGAAGCTACTGATGGTGGTGGTGGTGGTTGTTGAGGTTGGCCACCTTGCTGGCCTTGTTCTGCGGCCATTTGTTGTTGTATCATAGCTTCCTGTTCTGGACTCATTTGCGGTTCTTGTGGAGTATAAAACATTCTCATTATATCTGTCATTTCTGCAGGATATTCATATATAGCTATTACTGCTTGTGTAGCTGCCATGTCTCCTTGTGCTGACCTAGCAAGTATTGATTCAAATAAAACATTCTCTGCTTTATTTTTTCTAATACGTTCTTGCACTTTAGCTATGTTATCTAAACCGTCAATATTATCTTGTAATGTCTCTACGTCTATAACACCTGCTTGTAGTAATTGCAAACCAGTTACAATTTTCTGTCCATCATCAAAACCTGACATAACTCCATAAATACGCCTTGTTCTAAAATCTCCGCCTATATCTGCTATAGGAGCATAATTTTCAGAAAAAGCAGTACCTGCATAAAAACCTTGTATAGGTTTCTTTCTAAGTTCTTCAAACTGTGCTGCTAATAAACTATCAAGTTCTAATCTTTTTTCGTCCATCTCTTGTAATGCATGTTTAATAATATCTCTATACTCATTAATCATTAATGACATAGTTCCGTTTAACTCTTGTAAACCAGCACCAGTAACAAAAGAGTTAGGCGATTGTGCATCATCAGTAACTGGATAGCCACCAACTAATCTCAGTTGTCTTTCTAATCTATCTATCTGTTGAAATAATTGATACGGTATATTGTTTGATGGTTTAGATACCTGTGTACCAGGTGCAAGATAGTTTATAGCAAATCTACCTCTTCTGTATTGTCCTGATTCTAATTCACCAGAAATATTTGTTTCTGTGAAAACACTATCTTCCATAGCTATAGCTGACATAATATTTATCTTTGCCATCATAGCCATTAAACCTATAACGTGGTCATACTGACCTTTAAGTTCATCAAAAGATGTTCTTTTCATAAAAACAAAAGGTGGGCTACTAAGGTAGTTAGGAATAAAATCAAGTATCATTCTTTTTTCTGGGAATACTATGTACGTACCACCTAAGTCATAATATTCAATTATTCGTATGCCTTGACCTGTGTTATCTTCCCAGTTATTATCTTTGTCATTTTCGTATTGTGTACCTACGCCACCTTTACCGAATGCTGCTTCAGATGTTTCTTTTTCCTCTACATGCAATATTTCTTTTGCAAACTCTGGATACAACTGTGCAAGTTTATATCTAGGTATTCTTCTTAATACAGCTAGTTCTCTAGGTTCTTGATTAGGACCAAAGTTTCCTGGAAAAGTATCAAAAGGGTCACGGAGTTCTGCAGTAGGATATATATAACCATTTTTATCTGTTCTTGTTGTTATAATCCACGCACAGTAACCGTAACCAGGTAACCATCTAGCAGCTTGTGCTAATTGTAAATTTAAATTTTGTTTCTCATCATATGACGTAACAATTCTCTCTAGTCTTTCTGCACGAACCTTAGCTCTGTCAGAGGTATTGTGGTTCATTATGTCAACTCTAACTTGTGGTACACCAGATATTTTTTGTGCAAGTCGGTCTATACCTGACTGCAACATGTTAGGAGCTGGTAACAAGTCAACATCAGATGTTTCCATTTTGTTTCCTAGTAATGCTTTCATACCATCAGCACCACCATTTAAAATTGCTTTGATTCTAGCTTTCTGTGCCTGTCTATGTTTAGAAGGCTTACCTGCAACTAACTGTGTTGCATTGTCTACAATCTCTTTGTAGTTTTTAATATCTAAATTTTCTATCCCCATGGTGCCTCATTATAATCTGTTCTATCAAAATCTGTGTAACTTGCGTTGTAATCTAATCCCATTGTCGCTAACTGTTCCTTGTTCATTCTTCTAAATACTTTCATAGGAAACCAAGCTGCCATCACTAAATCTGTTTTCTCTTTGTTTCTAGTACTAACAGGTTTTCCATCAAAATATAATAATTGTTGTCTATAACTATTAACTTTAGCAAGACTTTCAGAATTTCCTGTCGGTAAAAAGATTTTTTGTGCTTCAAACAAACCAGCCATAGAACCAACACCATACATTGGGTCGTGTTTATTTTTACCTGTTACATGCCCCTGCATAGTAATACCACCTCGTAAAACAAAATCTTTTATTTTATCATCTTGTCGTATAGCTGTTTGAAAACCATTCTCTTCAATTATCCAATGTTGTAAATCATATTTTTGATACCAGTCAGACATAATTTGCAATGCATGTTTAACGCCACCACCTTGTCTATTTTCTATATCTATTAAAAAGAGTTCTCCTTTCATAGCATTAATACCCCATAGTACTGCGGCTTGATAACCAGAGCTAGCAGGGTCAAGTCCAGCAACTAAATGTAAACTACCTGGTATTTGTCCAATACTTAAATCAGGTCTCATACATTGGTCAATCATATCCATAGTAAATATTTGCGTACCTTCTACATATGCCTGATTGTAATAAACCATTTCATAAATTTGTCTACCACCCGTAGTCTCTGCAGCTTGCATACGAGACATTAACCATTTGTATGTTCTCTTGCCAGGCCATAACATACATTCCTGATGTTCTTCTTGTAAGTGGTCAGGTAAGTTACACGTTATACTATGTGCTGTTTCTACTATGGTCATAAAACTTTCGTTAGATAATAAATGATGATATAAGTCATCAGAGTGTTGTCTTGAACCTATAACAACAACAGCAGTATGTTCCTCTTTTCTAGAAGATAACGTTGTTGTCCACCACTGTCTAGTGTTTTCTCTTGCACCAGGTTGCATTGTAGTTTGGTGGTCTTCTATGTCATCAGCTATTATCAAGTCACAATCACGAGAAAGTATTTTCCCACCTTTACCTACAGCAACCATAGTTGGTGACTTAATACCAGGTACTGTTCGTGTACCTACAGTAAACTGATTCTGTGACCAGTTTTTACCTGACCTATTATCAGGTTTAAAACTCTTACCTGGAGGACAAAAGTCTTCTTTTAATCTATCATTCTCGTCTAGTTGGTCTAATACTGATGCTACAGCATTCTTTGCTATGTCTTCATTACCACCTACCCACATGATACGTATGTTAGGATTTTTCATTATCTGGAAGACAGCAAAGTGTATTAATAATTCAGTCTTACCGTGTCTAGGTGGACTTAGTATTAAAAGCTCTTTACCGTTTTCTATAGAGTCTTCTATGTTTTCTATCCAGTTTAGGTGAAAGTCTGCTGTTTCATACTTTTCCCCCGTTTCCGTAGCAAAATACTTGTTGCGAAAGCTAGAAAAATTTGCTAATAACTCTAAAACTTCCTCCCCTTGTGACCAATTTTCCCCTTTGATTTCTGTACCTTTATCAATCTTGTATGCAGCGAGCATGCGTGATACGGTAGCTGACGTGCAATCAAGGTCTGCGGCTACCTCCTGAGTGGTTATTTCGCCTGTCGCTAGTGTTTCAGCATACAATGTTCTAAATTCGTTATAATACTTCCCCCTACGTATAGAGGCATAGTTACCTGTATCTGATTTAAATTCCTGGTTTATGGGTTTTAGGGGTAATTCTGCTCCGTCACGATTCTTTTGAGCCCAACTACGCTTGTTACATTGCTCGGAACAGTACTTCCTTTGCTTACCTTTAAGCCAATTCTTGCATCCTTTTGCTTGACATATAATACGGCTCATAATCTATCTTTCTGTAGATGGTTGCGTAGATTTAATTATATGTTATATTGGTAATAATTACAAACATTAGAAGTAAATTCAGTTACAAGTGAAGTTGCCATCGGGGGGCAGAAAGTTCGGGATACGAAAGTATACAGCAGAAACACAAACCGAATACTCAAGGACTTAATAGAGCTACTAATCAGAAAAGACAGGTAAACACTGGCCCGTTACGTCCCAACCAACTACAGTATTACCAGCATATCTTAAACTAGATACATAGATACTAACGTACGTCCAGGTTTACATCGGTAGGTCAAGCTAACGCTATCAAGTGCTAACGCTATGCTAACGCTTGAGTACTAACGTACTCTTTCTACATCCTTTCTTCTATGATATACAGACATCTGTTCCTTACTTAAGGGATAGTTTCTTAATCATTAGGTAGGTAGTAAGTATGCTAACGCACACATATTCTCTATCTTCTATTATGACATTTATGAAAGGATATTATGAGAACACACTACCCAGAGAAACACATTGACCAATGGTATGATGACTTGTTCGCAGATGAGCTAATGACTTATCAAGCCGAGCAATTCAATGACCCATGCCTTTGCGTCACTGGTGGTTGTCAGGTACATTAAATGTGTACTAGATGTCAGGCTAAGCTACCAATGCAAGGCCTTACAT